CAATCTCTTGGTTAGAGTTGAGTGCGAAAAGTTTCATATTTTTTCTATCTGACATTATAGACCGTCCTCTGTAAACTTTATAAATCCTAGTTATATCTGTCTTGCCTATATGAACTGGGATTTTTGTATTTTATCTTTTCTATTTTACCAAAAAATAGAGATTATTTCAGCTATTTTTCATGCTTTTGACAAATCGAACCAATTTTGAAGGAGCTTTTTGATAATCAATCTGATTTTCCTCTAAAAATTGCTGGAAATCTTGTTTCCCTTGCTCGTGATTCTCAACTTCAAGCTCTAATTCGTAATCTGTAGTATCAAAGTACTGACTTTCATCTAGCGCCATGAGACCAATAGCTGTTTGCATTTCATAGCGAAGCGTTTTTAGACAACCAAGAATCTGCCATTCACTTGTTTTAATACCATGTTTCGCCAATTTATCTAATACTAGCCCTTGAGGTAGTTCTTTCTTGCTCAGATAGTTTTCAGCATCTTTTAGTTGCAATTTTTGGTTGTATTCCATGTTTCCAACACTTTGCGGGACTTTGAGTGTCAATTCTGCCCAGTCTTCAAAGGTTCGAATGCGCATAGCAACTTTCTTTTCTCGCAGTTCAAAATCAGGCGTGTCGATGTAGTAATTTTTTTGAAGAACAGGAGTGACACCTGTGAATTGGTCTTTTAGACGATTATATTCATCTTTTTTCAAGAGTGTTTTCAATTCAATTTCTAAATGTTTCATTTTTCTTACCTTTTCTTTATCGTTGAAAGCGGATTTATGATATAAACTGCTCACGGTTTTCTGTACCCTTGAAATCATTGGTTTTATAGTGTATATCTAAAAGTGAATACGAGATTGAATACGACTTTACTTTTAGCTTGAACGGATAAAAGTCATGAGCTGATCAACGACTTCAAAACGTTGATCATCATTGATGTGGGTGTACATATCAAGAGTGGTTTGGACATTGTTATGACCTAATCTGTCCGAAATGATTTTGGCTGTAACACCAGCTTCAAAGAGAAGAGAAGCGTGTGTGTGCCTGAATCCGTGAGGAGTGATTTTTTTGATATCGTTGTGTTCACAAAAGAATCTTCTAAGTCTCTCTTTCACAGCTGAAGGAGAAATCCAACCTCCAAAACTATTCGTAAAGATATAATTTGAATCATGTTTGTAAGGCACACTAGCCCGAAAATACTCTTTTATCTGCGTACGTTTCCAGATTTTCAATACATTTAGAGTCTCATCATCTAAGGTGATAACCCTTTTACTCATTTTGGTTTTAGGGTCCTGAACAGTTTGTTTTTTATTAACAACGACTGCTGTCCGAGAAATGCTTAACCGTTTATTTTCAAAATCAACATCTGACCACATGAGTCCAAGAGCCTCACCACATCTCAAACCTGTAAAAGCTAGTAAGTGATAAAAGGTATACTCTACAGGCTTACAATCTACTTTACAAACTTTAAGAAACTCCGTTAGTTCCTGCTTTGTATAGTAGTTCTCCTTGGCCTTTAAGGGCCTATTTTTAGGCTTGATAATCTTGTCTAAGGGATTTGACTTAATGATGTCAATAGAAGTGGCATACTTGAAAATACGGCTAATAACAGAGTAGTAATTAGCATAGAGGATATAGCGATTACTTAACTTGATAGCAACCTTTTGACAATAAGCTACACTGATCTGCTGGATTTTCATATCTGTAAAATACAAGTCAATCATAACATCAAGTTTTTTCTTAACGTTCTGATAGGTTGTTGGTTTTACAGTGCTTTTATAGCTTTCAAGCCACAACTCAGAGACTTCAGCGAAAGTAGGATTCTGGAAATCTTCATTGTTTGAAAAACCGTTCTCTTCAACGTCTAATAGAAGGTCACGTTCGGCAGCCTTTGCCTCTTTTATGGTTTTAAAACCACGTCTTGTTGTACGCTTTTCTTTTCCAGTAGCAGGGTCTATGCCCAGGTATGTTTGAAAGAGATATCTAGTCTCTCCTTTTTTTGTAATATATTTTTTTATCATAAAAAGTCCTTTCTTTTCGATTGCTTGCCCGCATAGTTGAAAAGGTGTAGAACTTATGATAAACTATAGTTGTATTTTTTTATCATCCTTTCCATTGCTTGCTAGATGGAAGGTTGAAACCTCACACTCAAAGATTGCCGTCGGAGAGTGTGGGGATTTTTTTATTTTTTAGCGAGAAGCCATACTGTTAAATCTAAATAGTAAGTTAAGTCACTTTTACGAGAAACGACTCTCTCAGTTTCGATATTGAGGGTTTTATATGGTCCTCCTCTACCTGTAAGGATTGCATCATATCTGTAATTTTGATTAGAAATGTAGGATGAAACTTGTGTTGCAATCATAGCTGGTAAGTATCCGACAAAGATATTATTCACTAAAACCTTGACAGCATTTTTATCATGAGGGTTTGATGGCTCAGGCAGTAGATGAACATCTACTGTTTTTAATTTATTGTATTTATAAACTGTTTTATATGTCTCAAGCATATAAGATTTTAAACTCTTATTATCTTTTCCGAAATAGTGGATCCCTCCAGAAAGAAAATCAGCAGCAAGCTCAGCCTCTTCTTTATGATAATTTGTCCCCATCAACAAGAAATCATCATGGAAAACGATCTTATCAACACTAGGACCGCTATAATTATCTATCTTTTTCTTTTTTTCTTGTTTCGCAGTTAAACGACCAATAATGTAAGTTATAAAACCAGTAATAAACAAGAAGAATCCGAGAGGTGGAAACAAAAATAGGAATATAGCACCTAAAAACATAAAGACAAGCCCAGCTTCTTTATATTCTTTTGGAGTGTGTTGCTTTTTGCCGTTCGAGGCAAGAATAGATTGCTGTTTGTTGTTGACCACTTTCTTCTTTCTCTTTTTGGATGATTTAAACAAATCCGAAAGTCCAAAGGTTGTCTTATGATAAATCTTGTTATACATGGCTTTCTTTGGATTTTTAACCCATCCCATCCCTTTCTTACCATAGCCAGGGATAAGGGCTTTTTTAGCCTGTCTTTTCCATTTACTAGTAGTTCTAGCTTTTAAACTTCTGGTCAGACTTGGTTTTCTCATTCCTATTTTCATAAGTTTCTCCTTTTAATTTTCTATTGGCATGAAGTTTCCGACTATTTTTCCAATGATTCTCGGATCTTCTTCAAATGGTGCGAATTTATCTTTATATTTGTTATTGATAGAGACGAGTCTGAGACCGTCTTTTTCTTTATAGACTTTCTTGATATAAGTTTGACCATCCCAATCAACTGCATAAGTGGCACCATCGTAGTCAAAACCTGTTTTTTTGATAAGAACAACCTCTCCATTCATATACTTAGGTTCCATGGAATCTCCGAAAACCCAAGAAGCAAAATCGTGGTCTAGGTCTTTGTCATAAAAAACAGTGTCATAGTTCCCATCGTTGAAGTATGAGAACCCAGTACCAGCTGAAAGTTTTTCAAAAACACGGTATTCAAAAAGCTTTTCCTCAATCATAATCACTTTATTATTCTGCTCTTTTAATTGTTCATTAGCATAGTTCAGAACTTTTTGTTTTCTTGGAGTTGACAACTGTACAGCTTTTTCAGTTATTTTCTGAACAAGAGGGGAAGTAGGTATTTTCAGTTCTTGGACAGGAGTATCGTCTGACATAGGAACATTATATCCCATTAACCAGGCTTCGGAGACCCCCAATGTTTTAGATAATAAAACAAGTTTGTCTTGATCAGGAGAAGACTTTCCTGAAACATATTGTGACAAAGCACTCTTACCCATTTTGATACCAAGTTCCTTTTGAAGTGGTAAAGAACTATTCAAGATATCTACTTGTCTAAGATTTCTTTCAGACAGAATTTGTTTTAGTCGTAAAGATGTTGTAGTTTTCATATTTAACACTCCGTTCTCAATAGTAATTATATATCTATTTGAACAAAAGTTCAAGTGAAAAAGCGAAAAGTTCAAAAAAAATGAACTTATGTATTGACAAGGCAAAGAATAAGGAGTAGAATTATAACTACAAAGGTTCAAATAACTTGAACAAAAAATAGAAAGGGGAATAAATGAAATTTGATTATTCAAAATTGAATGGAAGAATTACTGAAATTTTTAATAGCAAGAAAAAATTCGCTAAAGCTATGAAACTTTCAGAACGAAGTATTTCACTTAAATTAAATAATCAGCGTTATTGGAAAAACAACGAAATTACAACAGCTTGTAATCTGTTACTTATTCCAGATAACCAAATAGGAGATTATTTTTTTAAACCAGAAGTTCAAGAAACTTGAACAAAATAAAACTAGAAAGGAACACTATGAACAACGCAGCGCAAAAAGTAACACGGATTGACAAAGATGCCTGGGAGATTGCTACGGAGCTGGCGAATGAGTACGGCGTATCTATTTGTCACATCATCAGCGAGAGCGTCCGCTACTGTGCAGAGAATGCCGAATTTAAGGAGATGGACGTTGTCGTTAAACGATTGGTAGTCGGCAGTAAGGTGCTGGAGTAGGAGGGGAAGATGAACGAACTAGATTCTAAGATTTCGTTGAGCATAAATGACAATCAAGAGATGACTGAAGAAGAAACAATTGAATTATTGAAATTCTTATCGACAGACTACGGACGAGGGTATCTATCTGGGTTAGCTAGTGGACTTTCAATACTTTTGAAATTTTTAAAAAAAGCAGAGTAAGTACCCTACTTTCATCAGAGTTACCTCGTTAAGAAAGGAGAATAGAATGAACGAACTCAAAATAAGAGCAGATGGTATTTATTTGAATAACCAGAAATTAGAAGGTGTGCAAGCAATCAAAACAAAAAGCACGGCTGAAAGCAACCATGCTACTGTCTACTTAAAATTTATTGCCAAGCTGATTTGAAATGAGGATTTAATTTCATCAGAATTACCTCGTTTTTGATTTCATTATACCAAATTTAGAAAGGAATATTATGAATGAAATTTTTAACTTCCACGGACAGGAAGTCCGTACTTTGACAATTGATGACGAGCCTTGGTTCGTTGGGAAAGATGTTGCAGATATCTTAGGATATGCTAAACCACTGGACGCAATTTCTCGGCACGTTGATGAAGATGACTCCGTGAAATACGGACTCACCGACAATTTAGGTCGAACACAAAACACTATCATCATCAACGAATCTGGTCTCTACTCTCTCATTCTTTCAAGTAAGCTTCCACAAGCGAAAGAATTTAAACGTTGGGTGACATCAGAGGTCTTGCCAGCTATTCACA